ATTTGAGTAGTCAAATACTAGTGGTACACCAAACTTAGTTGCACATGATTGGCATTCTGCTTCTAGATCTGGAATTGAACCCTCTTTATTCATTTCATCTAGTCTAGCTTTTATAGCTTTATTGATCCCGGCTTCGCTGTTGCAATAAAATTCATATATATGATCAAATTCTGTAACTACTGTTCCGGTACTAGTTATTTCAATATATTCAGTACTGGTAGCTAAATTTCTTATGTTTAAATCAATTAAACGGTCCATGTGCTTTTTATATTCGGTTAATCTAGTATCGTCGTCAATTGATTCGTCGTTAAGTGCATTTAAAATTCTTTGTTCTTCATATGCGATCTGATTGGCTTGATTAACATCAAAATAGGCCTGTGGTTTTAATTTAATTAACATACCGTTGTATTCTACTTTTTTGCTGTAATCAGGCATGGTAATACCAGACAAATACTTTTCTAAATTTACATCAAAACTATTTTCCTCGGCACAGTGCGGGCATTTAGTATCAAAACTCATATTGTTACCATAGCTAGCAATACGTATAGCAATTAATGTAGCATCTACATCAACGCTAGGCATGCGCCATGCATCCTTAATATTAGGACAACAACTATGAACTACATCAATAACTCCTTGTCCGTTTAGTAAAGCGTCAGGAGTTCTTAGAGCTATTTCATCTCTAGCGGTCATAGGATAAACTGGAATCTCACCAGACTCTGGTAAGTCTAGACCGCTAGTCCAAAACTGTCCTTGGCTGGGTAATTGGTAATAAATTGCCGGTTGACGAAAGTGTGCAAGCAGTGGATTTGCCGTTTTTTGGTCCATTTTGATTCCTATAAATAATTGATAAGCAGAGTATTTATAGGCAAAAAAACATGGCAAATCCAATTGATCCAGCATTAGCACAAGCAATTAATGACGCTGCAAGACAGTTAAGTAGATTGGCTAGCAGCTTTCAAGGCGGTGCTAGTACTGTTAGTCAATCAGCTACACAAATTGGGGGAACACTTAAAACTGTTGGCTCCAGTATGGTTAGGCTCAGAAATGACCTAGATCGCGGTCGTGTAAGCAATCAACAAGCCTCGGCTAGCCTAGCTGAATTACGTGATCAATTAATTGAAATAGAAAGCGTATATGGCAAATCTGCGGCTAGCGAAAGAATAAGACAACATCAGATGTCCATGGCATCTGATTTATTAACTAGAACTTTAGGTGATCAAGCAGCAGGGCTTACTAAATCTGGATTTTTAGCAGCATTCGAATACTATAAAAATCAAGTTTTTGTTGCAGCAAAAGGGATTCAAGATAACACTGGTGGCATGCAAACTGCATTTAATCTGCAGAGTCAGGCCCTTACTGATCAAATTGCAATATTAACCAAACTTAGCACCGGGGCAACTGAAGCTGCAACTGCATTAGCTTTAATTCCGCATCCACTGGCTAGATTAGCAGCCGGCATTACTGGCGGTAGTGCTGCTTTAGCTGCATTAGGTAAAGAAATGTTAAGCCTTGAACAAGAGGCGTTAAATGTTTTACAAAAAGAATCTGTTAACACAGCAGAATCGTTCAAAGCTTCTGTTGCAGCAGGTGCTTTGTTTGCACAGGGCTTAATGGATACAAGAAATTTTGCCAAAGACGCCGGGTTAAGTCTGACAGAATTTGGTAAAATTGTTGCGCAAAATGGAGATACGTTATCCTTGTTAGGCGGCACTGTGGCCGGTGGTGTTGAAAAATTTACAAGAGTTGGAAAAGCATTAGATAGTTCAAGACTGGGTTTGTTTAAGCTTGGTTTTTCTGCAGAACAACAAAGTCAAGCGGTAATAGACTACATGGAAATCTTACAAAAAACTGGACAAAATATTAATAAAAGTCCAGAACAGCTAGCCATTGGCACAAGAGATTACTTAATAAATTTACGAGCTTTATCTGCTGCTACAGGCGAAGATGTTAAAAAAATACAGGCTAGACAACGTGAAGCTTCAATGCAAGCAGCAGTAAATGCCAAATTAAGTGAAAGCAGCGCAGAAACTGGTAAAAAGTTTAGAGATCTAATAGGCAGATTCCCAGGATATGAAAAAGCAATTCAACAGTTATTTGCAGTTGGTGAGGTTGTAGATCCAGTGTTAGCAGTTACATTAGCTAATAATAAAGAGCTTGATCAGGCACTACGTCAAGGTGTTGCAAACATTGAAAACAACAATGTAACACAAGAACAGGCTTACCGAGAAACTGAAAAATATCTATCAGCAAATGGAGCTGCAATTAGAGATAATGCAAGACAAATGCAGAAAATCACTGGTACAGCAGCTCTTACAACCGGTGCATTACAAGATTATGCTGATATGAGCACTAAAGGTGTTTTAATTGGGACTAGAGCTGCCGAGCAAGGTGCTGAATCAACACTAGATCAGGCAAAAAATCTTGCAGAAACAACTGATCAGTTAACTGGTAACATGGCAGAATTAGATAAAGCTTTTGTTGAATCTGCTAGATTATTCAATCAAGATATTAATCCTTTATTACAGAAAAATTCTGCTCAACTAATGGATATTTTTGTTGAAGGACAAAACAAACTAAGAAAAGCGTTGGGTTTAATTAATAGAACAATTGAAGAGTTTCAAGGAAGACCTCCAGCTCCAAGACCCGCTGACCGAGGTAATAGGTCCGGCGAAGCTAGAGCAGGTGAATCACAAATGGGCGAAACTACCCCGGCTTTTGCACGTGGTGGTATTGCTGATGGTCCACTAAGTGGTTTCTTAGCGAGATTGCATGGAACAGAAGCTATAGTACCATTGCCTGAAGGAAGATCTATTCCAGTATCATTTAAATTTGACAATTCAGAATTGGCTAATAAAGATTTAAATTCAGGATTGGGTTCTGCATTATCATCCTTTAAACAAGTAATTGAGTCAACCGTATCTAAAACTATACCTAGCCAAACCGAATCAAATGTACCAATGGTATTTGAGTCAATGGCTGATAAATCAAAAGAATTAGCAACCATTATGTCGTCGGTAAAAACTCAACTTGAAACAAGTACACAACAACAACTCTCAATTATGCAGCAACAAATTGACAAGTTAGATTCCCTTGTTTCTGTAATGCAAGACAATGCACGATACAGCGAAAGAATAGCTAATGAACTGACCTAACACGGTAAATATAGCATATCTCGGAATACTAAATGACTTGGCGAAAATATTTTAAAAGCAGCAACATACCATCTAATGTTAGCCCATTAGGAAATGGACGATCTCCTGATCCTGGTTATAGAAATTATCAAAGCAATTTACCTGAAGTGTATATTGGACATCCTAATCGAACTGAGCGTTATAATCAGTACGAACAAATGGATATGGATTCGGAAGTTAATGCTGCATTAGATATTTTAGCAGAGTTTATGACTCAAAAGAACATAGCTAACAATACAGCATTTGATATTCATTTTAAAGATAAACCTACAGACAATGAAGTTAAAATTATTAAAGAACAGTTGCAACAATGGGTTTCTTTAAACGATTTAAACAAAAGAATTTTTAAAATTATTCGTAATACCATAAAATATGGTGATCAAGTTTTTGTAAGAGATCCAGAAACATTTAAGTTGTTTTGGGTTGAAATGAGTAAAGTTGTTAAAGTTATTGTTAATGAAGCTGAAGGAAAAAAGCCTGAGCAGTACATTATCAAAGACATTAACCCTAACTTTCAAAATTTAACTGTAACGGCAGTATCAACTACAGACACATATATCAATCATCCGCAAGTTGGTGGACCTAGTGGAAGTTACATACAGCCAGCTACTCCTTACAGCGGCGGCTCACGATTTACTCACGCCCAAAACGAAGCAGCTATTAACGCAGAACATGTTGTACATTTAAGTTTAACTGAAGGATTAGACATTTACTGGCCTTTTGGTAACTCAGTATTAGAAAATGTGTTTAAAGTTTTTAAACAAAAAGAATTACTAGAAGATGCTATTATTATCTATCGTGTGCAGCGAGCTCCGGAACGTAGAGTGTTTAAAATTGATGTAGGTAATATGCCTAGTCATATGGCAATGGCATTCGTTGAGCGTATTAAAAACGAAATACATCAAAGACGAATTCCTACTCAGACTGGCGGCGGCGGTAATATGATGGATGCTACTTATAATCCATTGAGCATGATGGAAGATTACTTTTTCCCGGTAACTGCAGATGCACGAGGTTCTTCAGTTGATGTACTACAAGGCGGACAAAATTTAGGTGAAATTACAGATTTGCGTTTCTTTACTAATAAATTATTCCGTGGATTACGTATTCCGGCTTCATACTTACCTACTGGGGTAGATGATGGCACACAAGCAGTTAACGATGGGCGAGTAGGTACAGCATTAATACAAGAGTGGCGCTTTAATCAGTATTGTAAGCGTTTACAATCAATGATAGTTGATAAGCTTGACCAAGAATTTAAATTGTTTATGCGTTGGCGCGGAGTTAATATTGACGGGCAATTGTTTGATTTGATATTTGAAGAACCACAGAACTTTGCGCAATACCGCCAAGCTGATATTGATACGGCTAGAATTAATACCTTTACTGCTTTAGAGCAAGTTCCATATTTAAGCAAGCGATTCCTAATGAAACGCTATTTAGGTATGACTGAACAAGAAATGACTGAAAACGAAGAAATGTGGGCTGAAGAACAAGGCGATGTGGAAATGGCTCCAGCGGCAGATCCTTCACTACGTAGTGTTGGTGTTACACCAGGTGGTATTGCGGGAGATTTGGATGCTGTAGCTCCTGGAGCTGAGGGACAACCAGCTGAACCCGGAACAGCTCCTCAACAAGGAATGAGTCCTGTAGCAGGAGGACAACCTGGTGCTACTGCTGCTGCACAAGCAGTACCAATGGGAGTTTAACCATTTTGGTTAAATAAGAATATGATAGTTACAGAATTATTTTCGCCTAGTAGACCAGGCTACGAATCTGAAAAAGAAGATAATACTCCTATGAAGTTAAGTGATCTACGTAAGACTAGATTAACCTTGGCTGACCTTAATCGCCTTAGAATGGCCAATGATGTTAGAAAAGTAGAACACGAGAATAAGTTAGAACAAATCACTAAACAATACAAGCCTCCTGCTGCACCCATGGTGTAGTCCTCAAAATTCGTCAAAAAACACCCATTTAACCCCATAATCTACGCATTTTTGTAAATAAATTACAAGCCATATTATTATAAGGAGTTCCTAATGAACAAATATGAACAGCTAATTGAACACATTATCAACGACGAGGAAGACAAAGCTCGTGCGTTGTTTCATCAAATCGTAGTAGAAAAATCACGTGATATTTACGAATCCTTAATGGACGAAGAATACACTGAAGAAGATATTCATGCTGCTAATCCTGTAGAGGATATGGTAGATGAAATTTCAGCTGACGAGACTGATGGCATCGGCGAAGGCGACGATGAAGAAGAAGGCGAACTAGACATGGATCTAGGTGACGGCGACGGGGAAGAAGGTCTTGATGACATGATGACCGGCGACGAGCCAGACATGGGCGGCGAAGAAGATCTAGAACAAAAAGTAATGGATCTTGAGTCAGAATTAGAAGCATTAAAAGCTGAATTTGAAGCTTTAATGGGAGATGAAGCTGGCGATGACGACATGGGTATGGACATGGACATGGGCGGCGATGACAAAATGCCAATGGCAGAAGAGTCAGAAGAAGAAATGACCGAAGCCAAAGAAGAAGATGACGAAGAAGAAGTTACAGAAGCTAAAGAAGATGACGAAGAAGATGACGAAGAAATGACCGAGTCTGTACAACGTAAGCCTCTTCCGAAGACTGCTGTTGACTTAATGCGTGAATACGTAGAAAAAATTTCAGCACCTAGCAACACTGAATTTACCCCAGTAGGTACTGGCGCAGGCGGTGACAAGCCAGCTGGCAATACCAAGAACCCACTAGCAGGTAAGAATGATATGGGCGGTAGTTCTGCTAATATCGCAAAAGGTGGTAGCGAGAATGCACCTGACGGTAATTCACCAAATGGAAAAGCTGGTGGATTTTTAAAAGGCGCACAAGAAATTGACGTTGCAAAGCGTAACGTTAATAAGCCAGGTGGTAACAAAGGCGCACAGAATTGGTACAGCAACAAAGCAAGTGCCAAATCAGGCGAAGGGCAAACTACCGACGGATCAGTGCCAGTACAAAAGAAAAGCATTGAACCAGGTGGTAACTAATTAGGGCAATAATATGGCTTTGTACCTAAAAGAAGATCTTACTTTTGACCGCGCTCAGATAGAAGTCTTATCCGAAGATTCTACAAGCGGTCAAGGTAAGAATCTATACATGAAAGGGATATTCATCGAGGGCGGCGTGAAGAATGCTAACCAACGTGTTTATCCCGTTTCTGAAATTGAAAAAGCCGTTACACAAATAAATGAACAAATCAAGAGCGGGCATTCTGTTCTTGGTGAAGTTGATCACCCTGATGACCTAAAAATTAATTTAGATCGTGTATCGCATATGATTGAAGGTATGTGGATGGACGGTCCTTGCGGACATGGTAAACTAAAAATTCTACCTACACCAATGGGAAAACTTGTTGAAGCTATGTTAACTTCAGGTGTTAAGTTAGGTGTTAGTTCACGTGGAAGCGGTGAAGTAAATGAAAGTACAGGACATGTTAGCGGTTTTGATATTATTACCGTTGACATTGTAGCACAGCCTTCGGCTCCGCATGCATATCCTAAAGCAATCTATGAGGGCTTAATGAATATGCGTCATGGACACCGAGTGTTAGAAGTGGCTCGTGATGCCACACAAAATCAAAAAGTACAGCGGTACCTGAAAGAAGGCATAACACGCCTTATCAATGACCTTAAGTTAAAATAGGAGAAGTCGTAATGACACTAGATGCATTGAAACCATTGTTAGATAGTGGAATTATTAACGAAGACACTCAACAGGCAATTACGGAAGCTTGGGAAGCAAAACTTCTTGAAGCACGTGAAACTGTAAGAGCAGAACTACGTGAAGAATTCGCACAACGCTATCAACATGACAAACAAGTAATGGTTGAAGCTCTAGATAAAA